CTACTATATCAAGAGCACTGCCATGGTCCTACGGCATGAAAGTCGTTAAGGTCTACGGCGCCCTACGCAAGTATTTGGGGCAATGCCGTTTCCAGTTTGAAGCCGATACACCAGCGCAGGCCATAAAGGCACTGTGTGTGAATTTTCCTGGCTTGGACAAGTGGCTGCTGGATAGTGAGCAGGATGGCGTCTCTTATCGGGTAAGCATTGGGAAAGAAAAAGTTACGGCAGATGATCTGTCGCCCTTAGCAATGCCTTGGAGTGAGCGCCAGGTCTTCAGCATCACACCTGTGATCGCTGGGGCTGGTCGAACTGGCGCAATGATTGGTATTGGTATTGGCTTAATTGCATTTGCAGTTCTTACCGCAGGTGCAGGCGCAGCTGTTTTTGGCATTGCTGGCGCTGGTGGTGGCATCTTTGCAGGCTCTTTCACTTTGGGAATAGTCGCAGCAAATGCAATTGGAGCTATTGGTGTCAGTCTTGTTTTGGGAGGCGTTGCACAACTTATTTCGCCACAACAGACTTATTCAAGTGCGGAACGCGGCAAAGACGCAGCACGATTTGAATCTTTTACTTTCTCAGGCATCACTAATACTGCGCAGCAAGGATTGCCAGTTCCAATTTGTTACGGTCGCACCTACATTGGTTCGGCTGTAATCAGCAGCGGCCTTGATGTTGATCAACTTGTATGAATAATTCTCGTTCGATTCAAGGTTCCGGCGGCCTCGGCGGTGGTGGCGGCGGCTGCTTTCTTGGCCATACGCTCGTTCGCACTCCCAACGGTGAGCAGCGGATTGATGAACTAAAGCCTGGCGATCACGTTCTGAGTTTTGACGATCATGGCATCATCAAAGCTGGCACCGTGCTCAAAGTGCATGAGCATGAAAATGAACAAGTTATTCGTTATGGCCTGTGGGGCGGCACGTTTCTTGATGCCACGCCTAACCACTGGGTGCTAAATCAATTCAATGCCTTTGTTGAGATCGGCACGCTAGGCGCTGATGATTGCTTGGTTGACGAAAACAACCACCTGCGCCCGATTGTTAGCAAAACAGATCTGTGTAACGGCACGGTTTACAACCTGACAGTTGAAGGTCACCACACATTTATCGCTGGTGGCATCCGTGTCCACAATGCTGGCCTCGGCGCAGGCATTGCAGGTTCTGGTGGCGGCGGTGGTGGCGGCAAAGGCGGCGGTGGGCAAGCTTATACGCCAACAGAAGCCGATGATTCCCTTCAATCAGTTCAATACGGCAGCGTCTTAGACCTGCTCAGTGAAGGTGAAATTGAAGGTATTGAAGGCGGAGTCAAAGGAATTTACCTTGATGGCACACCAATTCAAAGCAGCGCTGGCACAGATAACTTTACCGGCTACACAGTCGTCACCCGTAATGGCACGCAGGCACAAGCATATATTCCAAACACCAACGGCACAGAGTCAGAAAAAGGCGTAAACGTAGAAGCCACTGCCAGCACCTCAGTTACTCGCACAATTAGTGACACAGATGTTGACCGTGTGCGGGTTACGGTTCAGCTGCCTGCACTGCAAATTATTGAAGATGACGGTGACATTGTTGGTAACAGCGTAGATATTGAAATCCAGGTTCAATACAACGGTGGTGGGTTCACAACTGTTGTAGCCGACACCATTAGCGGCAAAACAACCAACAGTTATCAGCGCGACTACATGCTGACGCTGAGCGGTGCGTTTCCGGTTGATATTCGCTTTGTGCGTATCTCGCCAGATTCTGGCAGTGCCCGTCGGCAGAACCGCACTTTTCTTTACAGCTACACCGAAATTATTGACGAAAAATTGCGCTACCCAAACAGCGCATTAACTTTCCTGCGGTTTGATAGCCGCCAGTTCAACAGCATCCCATCCCGCAAATATTTAGTGCGTGGCATCAAGATCCAGTTGCCGAGCAACGCCACAGTTGATACAACAACGTACCTTGGCCGCGTTACTTATTCGGGCGTGTGGGATGGAACGTTTGGCGCTGCTACATGGTGCGCAGACCCCGCCTGGTGTCTATGGGATCTGCTGACCAATACCCGCTATGGGGCATCCATTCCGGCCAGCAGTCTTGACCGATACGACTTCTTTTCAATCAGCCAATACTGCAATGCTTTGGTCAGTGATGGCAAAGGCGGCCAAGAACCACGTTTCCTTTGCAACCTGCTGCTCAATAGCCGCGACGAAGTTTACAACGTCATCCAAGAGTTCACGGCACTATTTCGTGGAATTGCCTACTACGGTGCTGGCACCTTGGTGGTCAACCAGGACAGGCCATCAGATCCGCAATACGTCATCACTGCTGCCAACGTAATTGACGGCATTTTTAACTACTCAGGCACATCACAGAAAGCACGCGCCAGCACCGCAACAATTGGTTACCAGACCTACGAAGGCTTAGGTGAAGTCGAATTTGAGTATGTCGAGGACGCTGCGGCAATCGCCAAGTACGGCATCATCAACCGTGATGTCAAGTTGCTGGGTTGCTACAGCCAGGGGCAAGCGCACCGCGCTGGTAAGTGGACGCTTCTAAGTGAGCAGAATCTTACTGAAACAATCACCTTTGCCGTATCGCTGGACAGTGGCATTTTGCTACGCCCAGGCATGGTGGTCAGCATTGCCGATCCGCTGAAAGCTGGAACTCGTCGTGGTGGCCGCATCAGTAGTGCCACGACAACAGCCATAACAATCGATAGCACAGAAAATCTCAGCGTAACTGTTGTAAACGGCGCAACACTTACGGTAATGATGCCTACTGGCCTAGTCGAAACGCGCAGTATCAGCAGCATTGTTGGCCGTGTTGTCACAGTTACAACAGCATTTAGTGAGGCACCAAACGGTCAATCCGTATGGGTAATTGATACTACAGATGTACAACTGCAAACATTCCGTGTTATTTCTGTTGCTGAATCCGAACCCGGTATCTATGGCGTTACAGCACTGGCATACAACTCAACAATTTATGACGCTATTGAAAATAATCTAGAGGTAGTTCCTCGCGATATTACAAGTCTTTCCAACATTCCCGATCCAGTCACCAACCTTGCTGGAACAGAACACCTATACCAAGATGGCAACAATGTACTTACAGCGTTTGACCTTAGCTGGATTTCACCTAAAGAAGTCAGCAGCTTCCGAGTGCAGTACAGATTAAACAATAACAACTGGGCAACTATTGAAACTACATCCCTTTCAACTCGCATTAACAATTTAGTAGCTGGCTCATTGCAAATACAAGTACAGTCTGTTAACAATATTGGTAAGGCAAGTCCAGTTACAGCAGCTACTTTTACGATTGCAGGCAAAACTGCATTACCCGCTGATGTACAAAATCTAAGTATTGAAACAATTACTGCTAATAGTGCCAGGCTGCGCTGGGATCAAACTGTAGATCTGGACGTAGCAGTAGGCGGCACAATCCACATTCGCCATAGCAGCCGTTCAGATGGAACCGCTAGCTGGAGTGATGCTATTGATTTAATTCCGGCCAAAGCAGGTTCCTCGACAGAGGCAATTGTGCCACTAGTGGAAGGTGAAATTTTTGTCAAATTTGAAGATGACGGCGGCAGGCAATCCGCTAATGCAACAAGCGTACTGGTTGATTTTCCTGATGCCCTTGGTTACTTCCCGGTTCAAACACGTCGCGAAGACCAGGACGCACCACCATTCCAAGGCCAAAAGACAGATGTCTTTTACAGTGCCGATTTAGATGCTTTGACGCTTGATGGCGATGCCGATTTAGACTCCATACCTGATTTTGATGCAATTACAAACATTGATTACATGGGCAACATTTTAGAAAGCGGCACATACTTTTTTACCAATCCCCTGGATCTTGGCTACCCATATGCAGTGGACCTCAAGCGGTATTTTGTTACACGTAGTTTTTACCCAAACACCGCAGTAGATGCGCTACTAGAAGAAATTGATTACTGGACAGATTTTGATGGCGTTGCTGTTGACCAAGTAAATGCCAAGCTTTACATGCGATCAACAAATGACAACCCGGCTGGAACGCCCACGTGGTCTGACTGGCAGGAATTTGTTAACGGCACCTTTATCGGTCGCGGTTTTGAATTTAAGGCTGAGCTGATCTCGTTCAACACATCCCAGAACATCTTGGTTGATGAACTGGGATACGAGGCAACCTTCCAGCAGCGCTCCGATCAGACGGGTGCAACCATTGCCAGTGGCGCTGGTTCCAAGGTGGTCACATTTGAAAAGCGTTTCTACACCGCCGGTGGCACTGCCCTACCCAGCGTGGGCATCACGGCGCAAAACATCGGTACAGGTGAGTACTTCACTATCGATTCGGTAACCGGCACCACCTTTACCGTCACATTTCGCAACAGTGCTGGAACTGCGGTTGACCGCAATTTCACCTACACCGCCATCGGGTATGGACGTGGAGTGTAGACTTGTGAAACAAAGGTTCGTTTAATCGGTGGCAACCCACGATTACGTCATAGCCAATGGCACTGGAGCAGCCGTCAGATCTGACCTAAACGGTGCTCTGGCGGCCATTGTCAGCAATAACAGCAGTGCTTCTGAGCCATCGCCCACCTATGCCTACATGTGGTGGGCTGATACGACTACGGGCTTGTTGAAGCAGCGCAACTCTGCCAACAGTGCTTTCATTACGATTGGCACACTAGCCAGCACCAACCTTGGCTTGCTAAGCCTTGCGGGTGGCACGCTGACTGGTGCATTGCTGGCGGATGACAGCGGCACGGTGGCATTGCCCGCCATCGCATTTGACGGCGACACCAACACCGGCATTTTCCGCGCTGGCGCTGATCAGTTCAACATTGCAACTAACGGCGTCGAGCGCGTTGAGTTTGGCAA